ACAAGACGGTAATAGAGCAAGACTTTATAAAAGATTTTTAAAGATGTGGGGCGACAAGTCTGGATGGGAAATTGAAGTTAATGCCAAATCCGGACTTGCAGCGTATTCTTTAACCAACCCAAACCCTGATAAACCCAAAAATGATAAGAAAACATTTATGCAAAGAGTTTTTGGAAAAAAAGAAACAGTAGAAAACTTTGCTGATGGTAAGAAAAAAGGCAAAAGCAGACCAGGCAGAGTAAAGAAGTCAGGTGCTAGTTGCAACGGTACAGTAACACAATTGCGCAAACGTGCTAAAAATGCAAGTGGTGAGAAGGCTAAAATGTATCACTGGTGTGCGAATATGAAGAGTGGGAAGAAGTAATGTTTAGTAAAAAATGCAGATTACATCTACAAGAACAAAACGAAACAGGGTTGGAACATATGTTCCACGCTATTAAGACAGCAGTTAGATTGCAATTACTTATACCGTTGTTGCTAATACATGCAGTTGCTCCGCGCTTCTTTACTAACAGAGGCACAGACGTAATTAAAGATATATTAGACGATAGGAAAGTAAAATGAAAATTAAAGATATTGTAAGTGAAGCAGCCGCGGCAGAAATGTCAGCAGGAGCAGTTGCTTCTAGTATGGGCGGCGGCAATGGATTTCTTAACGGCGGCATTGGTGATAAGCCTATCAAACGTGTTACAAAGTCTAAAAAGAAATCCAAAGCAAAGAAGAAAGCATAAATACTACATAATACGTATTGGAGTCACTCACATGAGAGAAAAAGAATTAAGTAAAGAGCATTCGCCAAGTGATGTAAAGCAAGCCTTAGCTATTGCTAGTAAAATGGGTGGCAACATGACAGGCGCAACGGCAGCTATTGAAAAGAAGAGCAAAGGCTTATCTAAGCACAAACAAGTTGCAGCAGTTCTAAAAAGAGCAAACGAAGAAGTTAAAGAAGGTTTAGGCGATCTAGCGCATCTAGCTGAACAAGACCATGAAGTACAAATGGCTCGTGCTGAACTTTACAAACTAGCAAAGTATGCTATCAAACTACACGAAATGCTCAAAGGCGTAAGTGAAAGAGAAGGCTTAGAAGGCTGGGTACAGTCAAAGATTACTAAATCAGCAGATATGATCGGTAGTGTTTATCATCACCTAGAGTATCAAGAAAGTCCAATGGGCGAAGTTACAGAAGCAAAAGACACACATTGTTCAGACAAATGTTGTGGTAGTGATGTAAAAGCAGAAGATTGTACGTGTCCTCCAACTTGTAAACATTGTAACTGTAATGCAGTATCTGAATCAGCAACCTATAAAGAATTACTACAAGGCAAATTAAACGCTAAATTAGGAAAGTAATATTATGTATAAGCCAGTAACTACAGACGATATCTTTAGTGCAGCAGACGGTAATCGTGCTGAACCTGTGATGCAGTCAAATGGTATATCGGCACCATTAGTAAATTCTACAACAGAACCTCAGAAGCCACAGTCACAAATGTCTGATGCAGAAGCAATTAGATCAATGGGTGACCGACTAGCAAAGATTTGGGAAGACTAATATGGACTTTGCTGCACTACAACAAAAACTATTTGACTTAGATCCAAGTGATCGAGCAGAAGACTTGCGCAGACTAACTGAGTCTGTTGGCAATCCGCAAGAAAGTGCGCAAACTGAAGAAAACTTCCTGCAGGAAAGTGTAGAAGTACAACAAGGTACTATGCCTGTTGAAGGCAATTATAGTCTAAGTGACTTTGCTGCACTAGCAGGAGTTACATTAAACGAATCACAAAAAACTGGAAGTGCTGGACAACTTAAAGGCAAAGATCCAATGCCTAAAGCAAAAGCACGTGGAAAACATCCGCATGTCGATAAACTAGTCGGTGAAGATTTTAAAGACAACTTCAAAACTGGTATGGATAACTATAATAGTTTAGAGTTGTTCAAGTCGGGAAAAGGCGAAGACAAACCAAATACTAAGACTACAAAGACTACACCTGTTGCTCGTGCAGGTGATTGGAAAGGTTTCCTTAAACAACATACAGTAGGTTTAAAAGCAGTTGCAGCAGATCCTAAGAAAAAGGCAGCGTTCGACAAGTTCATGGCAAAGATGGACGAAGGCGTTGAAGAAGGGGACGGACGTAAGAAGGGTATTCACGGTAAAGGACACCCTATGCGTAAGAAACAACAAGCAGCAATACACGCTGGCGAAAGCATTGAATCAATCAAAGAAATGCTTTACCGCAAACTAAACTCTAAATAAATCTAAAACAAATTTAAAAAAAGTCAAGTTAATGCTTGACTTTTTTTACGATGTGCGCTATAATAATATTAACATTACAACTTAACAGGAGAAAACTATGAGTGATCGTACCTATGGTGCTGAAGAAAAAGCAAAACTTGAACGACTGGTACAAGAAGGCGTAACTGTTCTACAAGAGATCGAAGATTTACAAGGTGGATTAAAAGACACTGTAAAAGCAGTAGCGGAAGAACTTGATATTAAACCTGCACTGATTAACAAAGCAATTAAGATTGCACAGAAACGTGATTGGGACAAGCATGCTGATGCATTTGACGATCTCGAAACACTTGTTGCAACAGTAGGTGTTGACAAATAGTGAATAAAATAAAAGAGTTTTTTAAAAACAGTTACAGGACTAGTCCAGTAGCGTTCTATGCTGAAATGATAGAGGCAGTACTTCTAATCAGTGCAAGTGCTGTTCTAACATTTACCATCTTAGATCCTGCAACAAAGATATTTGTTCCGATGTATCTTGTAGGCAGTGTTTTAGGTGTAGTCAGTGCTGTAATTAGACAAGCAGCATTTGTTATTGTATTATGCAGTTGGTTTGTGATGATGAATACTATCGCTCTTTACCAATTGTTTTTAATGTAGTACTATATATGTATAGAGTCGCTCACTTTACGAGCAGGTATACGGTTAGTTGGCCACAAGCAACAAAGGAGAATAAATGAGTTACGTAGATGCTATGTTTGACCGCGACGCCGATATTATTCGGGCAGTTGAACGCAAAGACGGAAAGAGATCTTTTCGTGAATATCCAGTAAAATATACATTTTATTATAAAGACCAAAAAGGCAAGTACAAAAGTGTGTACGGTGATCCACTGAGTCGTATTGTAAGTAAGAGCACAAAAGACTTTAGAAAAGAAGTAGCAATCAACAGAGACAAAGAACTGTTTGAAAGTGACATTAATCCTATCTTTCAGTGTTTAAGTGAAAACTATCTTAATCAAGATGCACCTAAACTAAACATTGCGTTTTTTGACATCGAAACTGACTTTGATCCAGAGCGAGGCTTTGCTGACCCAAGTGATCCGTTTATGCCGATCACAAGTATCTCGGTGTACTTGCAGTGGCTCGAAACAATGATTTGTTTAGCAGTTCCTCCTAAGACACTTACTATGGAGCAAGCAAGAGCAGAACTAGAAGGCATTGACAATGTAATGTTGTTTGAGAAAGAAGGTGACATGATTGACACGTTCTTAACACTGATTGAAGATAGTGATATTTTAAGTGGCTGGAACAGTGAAGGATATGATATTCCGTATACTGTAAACAGAACTGCAAGAGTACTGAGTAAAGATGACACACGTAGATTCTGTTTGTGGGGACAACTTCCTAAGAAGCGCATGTACGAAAAGTTTGGCAAAGAAAGTGAAACGTTTGACTTAGTTGGTCGTGTACACTTGGATAGTTTGAACTTGTATCGTAAGTACACTTATGAGGAGCGCCACACATATCGACTGGATGCTATTGGTGAGATTGAAGTAGGTGAAAACAAAGTTCCGTATGAAGGAACACTTGACGCACTTTACAACAACGACTTCCGCAAGTTTATTGAATATAACATTCAGGATACTGCACTACTTGACAAGTTGGATAAGAAACTACGCTTTATTGATCTAAGCAACGAACTAGCACACAGCAACACAGTACTTCTACAAACAACAATGGGCGCTGTTGCTGTTACTGAACAAGCAATTGTTAACGAAGCATGGCACAGAGGCTTACAAGTACCTAATCGCAAAAAACGTGATGAAGAAAACACACAAGCCGCTGGGGCATACGTTGCGTTTCCTAAGAAAGGCTTGCACAAGTGGATTGCGTCGATGGATTTGAATTCACTGTATCCTAGTGTGATTCGTGCATTAAACATGGCGCCAGAAACTGTTGTAGGTCAGATACGTCCAGAGATTAGTGACGCTCGTGTACACGAGGACATGTTCTTAAAGAAGAAAAGTTTTGCTGGTAGTTGGGAAGGACGCTTTGCTACAGAAGAATACGAAGCAGTTATGGAACAAAGTAAGTCTATTGCACTTACAATTGACTGGGAAAGTGGCGGCAGTGATGTACTATCAGGCGCTGAACTTTACAAGGTAATCTTTGACAGTAATCAACCGTGGATGCTTAGTGCTAATGGCACTATCTTTACTACAGAGTTTGAAGGTGTTATTCCAGGTATCCTAAAGCGTTGGTACAGTGAACGTAAAGACTTGCAGAAGATGCTAAAGAAAGCAAAAGACGCAGGAAATGCAGCAGAGATTGAATACTGGGACAAACGACAGTTGGTTAAGAAGATTAACTTGAACAGTTTGTATGGTGCTATTCTTAATCCAGGTTGTAGATTCTTTGACAAGCGTATCGGACAAAGTACAACACTTACAGGACGTACAATTGTTAAGCATATGAGCGCAGAAGCAAACAAGGTTATTACAGGTGTATACGATCACACAGGTGATGCTGTTATCTACGGTGACACTGACTCTGTTTACTTTAGTGCTTGGCCAACTTTGAAAGACGATGTCGAGTCCGGCAAGATCGAATGGAATACCGAAAAGGCTATCACATTGTATGATCAAGTAGCAGAAGCAGTTGATAGTACATTTGCAGAAATGATGGCTAGAGAACACCATTGTCCAAAGAGTCGTAGTGATGTTATTGCAGCAGGACGTGAAATTGTTGCAAAGTCAGGTTTGTATATTACTAAGAAGCGTTATGCAGCATTAGTAGTCGACCTTGAAGGTTATAGAACTGATACAGATGGCAAACCTGGTAAAGTAAAAGCAATGGGCTTAGACTTGCGTAGGTCAGATACACCTGTGTTTATGCAAGAGTTTCTAAGTGAACTGTTACTTATGGTGCTTACTGATAAGCCACGTGAAGATGTACTTGAACGCATTACAGAGTTTCGTCAACAGTTCCATGAACGTCCAGGCTGGGAGAAAGGTTCACCTAAACGTGCAAACAAAGTTGGACATTATCGTCGCTTAGAAGAGAAGCAAGGTAAAGCAAATATGCCTGGACACGTTCGAGCAAGCATTAACTGGAACACACTAAAACGTATGAACGGTGACAAGTACTCAGAAGAGATCGTTGACGGAATGAAAGTCATTGTTTGTAAACTAAAGCAGAATCCACTAGGATACACAAGTGTTGCGTATCCAACGGACCAGATGCGTTTACCAGACTGGTTCAAAGAACTTCCGTTTGATGACTCAGCAATGGCAGAAACTATTATTGATAATAAGTTGGACAACTTAATTGGTGTGCTTAACTATCCGTTGGAAGATACTAAGCGTCATAACACATTCTCAAGTTTGTTTGATTTCGGAGAATAAAGTGAAGATAAAACTAGAAATAGAAATTGATACAGAGAACGAACAGGACCTAAATACTATTGAAGAAGTTATTGAAAAGTTAAGGGAACTAAAGGAGATGATGGAATGAAAGTAGGATTTACTGCGTCTACGTTTGATCTCTTACACGCAGGACATGTACAAATGTTGCGTGAAGCAAAAGAACAATGCGATTATTTAATCTGCGGATTACAAGTTGATCCCAGTACAGATCGTCCAGAAAAGAACGCTCCTATACAAACTGTTGTAGAGCGTTATACGCAACTCAAAGCAGTAAGTTATGTAGACGAGATCATTCCGTATGGTACAGAACAAGATCTAGAAGATGTCTTGACAATGTACAATATTGATGTTAGAATACTAGGGGAGGAGTATCGTGACAAAGACTTTACAGGAAAAGATATCTGTAGGCGTCGCGATATAGACTTACATTTTAACAAGCGTGATCACCGTTTTAGCTCAAGTGATTTGCGCAAGCGAGTAGCAGAAAGAGAACAGTGATGTGGACACTTTTAATTATTAGTACAGTTATTGGACTAGATGAACCTAAAGTAACACGCTATGCAGAGTATGCTACTGCAATAGATTGTGTACAGGATTGGGTAGAAATTTCTAGAGAATTTACACAAGGCGAATATGCATTTTGCGAGGGACCTAAGTGAACAAATTTATATTTGATGTAGACGGTACACTAACACCCAGTCGGGGTATTATTGACATACATTTTAAAATGTTCTTTAATACATTTTGCTTAGATAATGATGTTTATCTAGTTACCGGCAGTGATAAACCTAAAACTATAGAACAAATAGGTGAAGACACTTATATTCTATGCAAGCGTGTTTATCAGTGTTCAGGTAGTGATGTTTGGGACGGTGACACAAATATACTTAAAAGCGGATGGACATTACCTGATCTAGCAAGGACATTTTTAATTAGTTGCGAATATGAAAGTCCGTTTAGTTTGCGCACAGGTAATCATATTGAACAACGCAGTGGCATGGTTAACTTTAGTGTTGTAGGACGTAATGCAAATGCAGAACAACGTGCAAAGTATGTAGAATACGATACTGTTAAAAATGAGCGTATTAATATAGCAAGTGCATTTAATATAATGTTTCCAGACTTGCAAGCAACTGTAGGTGGCGATACGGGTATTGATATTGCTCCTCGCGGTGCAGACAAGTCACAAATTCTAAGAGACTTTAAAGAAGATGACACCATACATTTTTATGGTGATGCAATGTTTGACGACGGCAACGATAAGCCACTATCTGATGTATTAAAACAATACCAGTTAGGATTTTCACATCAAGTTAGAGATTGGAAACACACATGGGAGAAACTACGTGAACATACTATTAACGGGTCATAAAGGATTTATAGGATCCAGTTTAATAAAAGCACTCGAACTAAATCATACTGTGACAGGCATCGATTTACAAGATGGTGTTGACTTACTAACCTGTGACTTTCCAAATAAACACTTTGATTTAATTATACACCTTGCAGGACGAAGTGGTGTAAGAGAAAGTATTAACGATCCAGCAGCATATTGGATGAATAACGTAGAAGCAAGCAGGCGCTTGTTTGATCGTTATGAGAATACACGTATACTGTATGCGAGCAGTTCGAGTGCGTACGAGCCCGATTTGAACCCTTATGCGGCGTCTAAGTACGTGTTAGAAGAACTTGCAGAACGTTATCCTAACACACTAGGTATGCGTTTTCACACAGTGTATTCAGATACACCGAGAAAAAATATGTTCTTTGACAAACTGTTTAATGACAAACTAGAGTATGTTACAAGACATTATAGAGATTTTGTACACTTGTATGATGTAATCGATGCTATTAATATTTTAATAGAAGCCGATTATGTTAAAGGTGTACTTGATATCGGAAGTGGGGTTCCAGTACGTGTTCAAGACCTAGCACCGAATGTTCCAGTGCGTCTAAATACCCCGAACGAGAGAGAATATACTTGTGCTAACTTAGAAAAAATGAAGGCACTTGGCTATAAACCTAAATACAATATAGAAAAATACTTGACAAACGCCAATAAAGGCGTTATAATAAACTTATTCAATGGAGAAACAGTATGAAAGATATCTTACAAGACATCGTAGCACACACACATTCGCTAGGCTTTTTAAGTATAGTTAAAGTGACAGGTGGCAACGAAACAACTATCGATAGTATGGCAGAAGATCGCTCAGTTATTATGAGTGCAACTTCTAACCACAGCATTGCTGATGGTACATTTGGTATGCCTAACTTAGATAAGTTGGCACTACATCTAAAGAATCCTGAGTATCAGAAAGATGCAAAGATTGATGTAGTTACAGCAGAGCGCAATGGCGAAACAATGCCAACACATATTCACTTTGAGAATAATGCAGGCGACTTTGAAAACGACTATCGCTTTATGAACAAAGCAATTATCGAAGAGAAGTTGAAGACTGTTAAGTTCAAAGGTGCAAACTGGAATGTAACGTTCCAACCAAGTATGGCAGCAATTTCACGTATGAAACTTATGAGTGCAGCACATTCAGAAGAGCCTACTTTTAATGTTACAACTAAATCAACTGCTGGTGTAAGTGACTTGGTGTTCAGTTTTGGTGACGCAAGTACACACGCAGGCGAGTTTGTATTCCAGAACGCAGTAGAAGGTACACTACAGCACACATGGAGTTGGCCTGTTGCAGCAGTACAATCAATACTTAATCTAAGTGGTGATGTTACTATGAGCATTAGTGACCAAGGTGCAATGATGATTGCAGTTGATTCAGGTATGGCAACATACGATTATATCTTACCAGCGCAGAGCAAGTAATATGAACAAAGACCTTACAGAAGCACAACAAGATTATGCACATTTCTTGCCTGCACTTAGTGGCTTCTATGCTACCTATGTGGGCAAGCAACGCTATCCTGATCCTGTAACTGGTCCTTATGTTCCTGATGACCGTATTCCTAACAACTTTCAAAATGGTGTAGAAAGTCTTAACTATCTTAATGCTAAAGAAGGAGCGTTCACATACAAGTGGACGCTTTACTCTGCAGGACACGCAGACTTAGATACAACTAAGTTTGTACCTAAGGAAGATATGGTGCGTAATAGAGATAGAGAGAACACTTGGTTACTAGGTGACTCAGGTGGCTTCCAAATTGGTAAAGGTGTTTGGGAAGGCGATTGGAAAGATCCTAATTGTCCTAAAGCACAAAAGAAACGTGACGGCGTTCTACGTTGGATGGATGCATACATGGATTATGGTATGATCCTTGATATCCCGGCCTGGGTTGCACGTTCACCAGCAGGTGCAAAGGCTACAGGCATTAGTACATACGACGAAGCAGTTAAAGCAACACGCATCAACAATGACTATTGGATGAAACATAGAACAGGTGCTTGTAAGTTCCTTAACGTTTTGCAAGGTGAGAATCATGCAGACGCTGATGACTGGTATGAGCAAATGAAAGACTATTGTGATCCAGTTAAATATCCTGACAATCACTTTAATGGGTGGTCAATGGGTGGTCAGAACATGTGTGATGTACATCTATTACTTAAACGTATTGTTACTATGCACTACGATGGCATGCTACAAAGCGGTATACACGATGTAATGCACTTTCTAGGCACAAGTAAACTAGAGTGGGCATGCTTGCTAACAGACGTACAACGGGCTATTAGACGCCACTACAACCCCACTATGATGCTTACATTTGATTGCGCAAGTCCGTTCTTAGCAACTGCTAACGGACAGGTATACACATCTAATGAAACGCCTGATAGAGGTAAGTGGACTTACCGAATGGTGCCTAGTGTAGACGAACTAAAGTATGCTACTGACACTAGAACGTTTAAGGATGCTACAATACAAGATGGTATTTTTAAAGTATTTGAAGATAGTCCACTAAGTGACGGATTACTAGTAAATGATATTTGTACATATGCAGTCGGAGATACTAACAAAATTGGTACTATTAAAGTACTTAAAGGTGGTGTTGACTTAGACAAAGAAGGCAATCCTTTACTAGACGCTGACGGTAACACAACTGTACGTGGCAGAGACTCAACGAGTTGGGATAGTTTTAGTTATGCTATTCAAATGGGTCATAACGTATGGACACACATTAATGCTGTACAAGAAGCAAATAGGCAGTATGACGCAGGTGTTATACCTAAGATGCTTGTAGATGAAAAGTTTGATCGTATTTTGTTTAGAGATGTTATGGAAGAGATCTTTTCTAAAACAACTAAAGACGAGTCATTAGCAACTATCGAAAAGTATTCAAAGTTTTGGATGGCTATTCCAGGTACTAGAGGTGCTATTGGCAAAAAGACTGTAAATGCTAGTACACACTTTAACGCCCTTTTTGATGTAGAAGAGACTACAGTTGAAGAAGAAACTTTAGATGAAACTAAATTAGAGGATCTCCAGGATGAGCAACTATGATGAAGTCGAAGATAAACTCCGCGCACACTACGACGAATTAAAGCGTAAGCACAGAGAGATTGACGAAGAGATAGAATCGTTGTATAATAATGCATACGTAACTGAGGAAGTTCGTAGAATGAAAACTATGAAACTATATCTTAAAGACGAAATGCATAGAATTAATTCATACTTAATACAAAAAGGCTTAGAATGAAACGAGATTACGATACAGGCGAAGCAAACAACATTACTTTCTTTACAGGTGTAGAAGTTGAAAAGACTCCTGCGTTTGGAATGAAGACGTTGTTTGTAACTGGTATTCAAGACTTTAATGAAGTTATGAAGTTCTACAAAGAAGAACAGTGTGAACACATCTTCTTTGGCGCTAATCATAGTTATCAACCTGTTACTTCAGAAGAGTTCGAAGACTGGGATCTAATGATCCGTACGTTTACAGATCAAGGTATACTATGTAGCCTAGACATTCCAAGTGATATTAACTTAGAATGGTTCTTAGACGGTGGACTAACTGAAAGCGATAACTTTATTCCGCAACTGCGTGTTGTAGTTCCATATGTTGCACAATGGAATTATAATACAATGATTAAAATCGACGACAAAGATTTTAAAGCATCTAATCCAGGCGTCTGGTGCCATAGCCTGCATGATTTGATGGACCGTAATAAATTTACGGATTGGAGCAAATATGGCCTTGACAAAGTTCTAAAGTGAAAGTATACTAGTAATATGCAAGAACGCTATCATGAGTATATTTTACGCAGAACAAGAGAAGAAAGAATTATGACAGAACCTACTAAAAGTATTTGGGTTACATTCCGCAAAGAAGGTGTACATATGTACCCTGGTGCTGATACTGATCCTAAACTAGCAACCGGCGATTGGGATGATGTATCATTCCTAGGCATTCCACATCGTCATATCTTTCACTTTAAAGTACGCATCGAAGTGTTTCACAACGATCGCGATATTGAGTTTATTCAGTTTAAACGCTGGATGGAACGGTTGTATGCACAGGATGTAATACAACTAGATCACAAGAGCTGTGAGATGATTGCAGATGACTTGTACAAAGAAATTTCTGCAAAATACCCTAGCCGATTTGTAGAGATTGATGTTGCCGAAGATGGCGAAAACGGCTGTTCAATTTTTTACCCCCAGTCATAACAAGAGGATTTATATTATGACAATTGCAAACCCAACCGTAAACAAAGTGTTTAACGATCTCGATCAGTTTCGTGATTATTGTCGCTTTGAAGGCAAAGTGTTTGATGAAAGAGCACTTTATAAAAAGGATGATCCTACGTGGATTGCCTATCAAAAGTATCAAGGTTGGCTACGAGCAAAAGCTCGCAACGGTGGCAAAGACTTCGTTCAACGTGAACGTAAGCCTAACCCACGCTTTAACAACAACAAAGGATAATAACTATGACAATCTTCATTGTAGATATCGAAGCAGTAGATACACGCTATACTAAGCAATGGAAAGAGTATCTTCCAAAGCAACTGCGGCGGGCTACTAATGAAGATGTTGTAGTTATTAGTGGAGGGGAAACGCCTCAGGCTACAACGCCTGGGGCTTTTCTTAACTTTGGTGGTACTAACGTTTACAAAAGTAAACAACTAGAAACTATCGGTGAAATGTTCTGTAATGGACAAGTTGCTGATGGTGACTATTTCCTATACACAGATGCTTGGAACCCTACTGTTATACAATTAAAGTATATGGCAGAACTACTGGGTGTTGACGTTAACATCGGCGGCTTGTGGCATGCTGGTAGTTATGATCCTCATGATTTCCTTGGTAGACTTATAGGTGATAAGCCTTGGGTAAGACATGCTGAAATGTCGATGTATGAATGTTATGACGACAACTTCTATGCTACAGATTTCCATATAGACTTGTTTACAGATACTATGATGGACAATTATGACGTTGACATGGATAAAGCAATTAAAGTTGGTTGGCCTATGGAGTATCTTAAAGATAGCCTAACTAGTTACAAAGGTATGGAGAAGCGAGACTTGATCTTGTTTCCACATCGTGTTGCACCTGAGAAGCAAGTTGATATCTTTAGAGACCTGGCAGCACGTTTACCACAATATGAGTTTGTTGTTTGTCAAGAACAAGAACTTACAAAGAATGAATATCATAACCTGCTAGGCGAAGCAAAGATGGTGTTTAGTGCTAATTTGCAAGAAACACTTGGTATTAGTTGGTATGAAGGCGCATTAGTCGATGCTATTCCTATGGTACCTGATAGACTAAGTTATAGTGAAATGGCATTACCTGAATTTAAATATCCAAGTGAATGGACTGAGAACTATGACGCATACTTGCATAACCGAGATAAAGTAGTTGCGCAGATTGTAAACTACATAGAAAACTATAATGATTTGCAAGTGTCTTTAGAAAAGCAACGTACAAAACTTAACAAAGAATTTTTTAGCGGAGCAGCATTGTATGACACAATCAAAGGATGATACAATTACAATTGATCTAAGTGATTATACTATGGATTCTAACAGTAGTTTTATTACTTCTTCTAGTATAGATAGTAGTTATACTATAACTAGTAGTTCGATTGATACCGTTGATATAAGTAATATAGTTTATAATGATAATATTACTTTTGATTGGGATAATATTAGTATTACTCCTACACTATGGAAAGAAGCATTACCTGATGTCGATACTGTAAATGCTATGTGTAATGAATATCCTGCACTTGCAAAAGCATACGAAAACTTTAAAACTGTGTATAAATTAGTAGAACAAGATTATAAAGGCAAGAAAGAAGATAACACATGAGTATGAATCACGATGCAAAGCCTAAAGACGATGAACTAGAACGAATGAAGGCAGCGTTTTTAGCAAAAGGTGGTGAGATTACTAAAGGCAAAACAAAGCCTATGCCCAGCGAACTCGGCATTAGTAACAACACTTGGAACAACAAACTAAGTAAAACTGAGAAGGTAGCGAAAGAAGGCAAATGATTAAGAAACATTATTATAGTTGGTCTGACATTGAACGTATGTGTGTCAGTATTGTAAATCAAATGTACACTGACAACTGGCGTCCTGATTACATTGTAGGCATTACTAGAGGCGGCAATATTCCTGCTACTATTATTAGTAACATGACAGGCATACGTTGTGAAGCACTTAAAGTAAGTTTACGTGACGGTGAAGCAGGTCCTGAAAGTAATCTTTGGATGGCAGAAGATGCATTTGGTTATGAAAGTGAGCCAAGTGCTACAGCAGGTCCATTACGTAAGAACATCCTTATTGTAGATGATATCAACGATACTGGCGCTACATTTAATTGGATCAAGGAAGACTGGCCTTCAGGCTGTTTACCTGATGATAAAAGTTGGGAAACAGTTTGGGATCAGAATGTTCGTTTTGCTACACTAACAGAAAACTTAGCAAGCGACTTTAGTGACGTACGATATACTTGTCACGAAATTAACAAAGCAGAAGAAGACGTATGGCTCGTTTACCCTTGGGAAAACGTAGCCGAATATTAAATCATAAAAAGGAAAGGAAATGATTTTGCAAGAACAATTAGTAAAAGCGGCACGTATGCATGCCGAAGGAGAACTCGAAAGAGCAAAGACTAATATCATGGTGTATATGAATAATGCAACTGGTATCGGTGAGCATAGTGATATTGTAGAAGCCATTCAAGAAGAACTTGACAAGATGGCTCATGCAGAAGATCGTATCGAGATGCTGGAGAAATATTTTGTCTAAAACCCTTTTTATAGGTGATAGTCATAGTACTGGTTATTATATGAGTAATTTAGATACTCCTCATCCTACTCCAAATTTCTGGGGTAATAATAACTATGCTAATATTTACAGTAAAACTAATAAGAAAAATACAGTATTGTATGCAATGCCTAATGCTTGTAATAAAAAGTATCCAATATGGTTGCATACAATGCTTAATAAATATTCAGATATTGATAGTGTTTTTATACAAAGCACATATTGGAATCGAGACTTATTAGCCGCTAATAAAAATTTAGATATTGCCGATGGCATGAAGTCAGATCATTTCCTAAAGCCGGGAACAGATCTTTATCCAATACCATTACACCGGCAACATGAATTTATCGAAAGATGGACCGATGATATTGTATCAGATGATTACATAGAAAACTGTATAAGAACTGCTCCTAATAGCAAACATTTAGAGTACAAAGGCTTTACCTTTGAAGAATTAGATACAGGTATGGAGAATACTCTCAATATGCCTTATGCATATGTTAAGTTATGGCATGAGCATATTACACATTTACAATATCGAGAATTTTGTAGTAACTTGTTTATTATCGATACCTTGTGCAAACGCTATGGAGTTAAATGGCATCTATGGAATATTAATAACAGAGTCGTTATGCCTAAAAATTTAGAGTTTTATGGTCCATTAGACAATTGCGTTCGAGCAGATCATAGTGCTGAAGATTGGTTAGTAAAACATCATAAATTAAAAATTGATGAGTATACACTAGATGGCGAACACTACAACGAAAATATTCACAATATAATTGCAACTGAATATATACCTTATTTAAAAGAACTTGACAAAACCTAAATAGTACGTTATAATATAAGTTATATTGTGCATTGTATTACTACCGGCAATCCACTGCCTAAACATCGGAGAAGTAAATGAGTAAAAGTGAAGAAATTAAGGCTCGCCTAGTACAGGCAAAACAACGCTATTGGGCAGGCGACAACATTAGTGCGGTATTGCAAGAAGGTGATAAAGAAGAACTTATCAACGAAGCAACTACAGCATTTGAAAGTGTACTAGATGCACTTGTAATTGATAGATATCAAGATCCTAACAGCAAAGGCACAGCAAAACGCCTTGCTAAAATGTACTACAATGAGATTATGGCAGGACGTTATGATGCGGCACCTAGTGCAACTGCATTTCCAAACGACAGCGATGATCGTTATGAAGGTATGTTAGTAGTACGTTCAGAACTAAAAAGTATGTGTTCGCATCATCACCAGCCAGTAAGTGGTGTAGCGTATATTGGTATTATTGCCGCAGACAAACTAATTGGTCTAAGCAAGTACACACGTATTGCGCAATGGTGTGCTAGACGTGGTACGCTACAAGAAGAACTTGCAAATGACATTGCTCGTGAAATACAACTAGCAACTGATGCAGAACACTTAGGTGTTTACATTCAAGCAACGCACGGCTGTTGTGAGAATCGTGGCATTATGGCAACTAGCAGTTTAACACAAACAACTGTACTACGTGGTGCATTTAAAGATGACATGGGCACAAAGAAAGAGTTCTTTGACAACATTAAATTGCAACAGGAGTTTGCACGATGAATGATTTACCAGATCTAATCGCAGTAGGCGTTGCTAAGATATTTATTATTGTAGTATTTATATTGGGCATGATTAGTCTTGCAATTGAACTTTATACAGGGAGTCTTCCACTATGAAATTACGTTATTCAGAAGCATTTTACAGCGTACAAGGCGAAGGCAAGTTTGTAGGAGTACCAAGTGTGTTCCTTCGTACCTTTGGTTGCAACTTTCGTTGCATGAACTTTGGACTTGGTAAAGATGAACCTAGTCGTGCAGAGAAACTTGCAGATGGTCAAAGATACAATCAAGAAGTAAAAGACTTGTTAGATGATGGCATTATTGCTAAAACTGAAAAGTTTACAGACTTGCCTATCATTCATACAGGGTGTGACACTTATGCAAGTATCTATCCTGAGTTTAAAGACTTTAACAAACTTGCAGAAATCGACGAAGTGGTAGAACATCTGCTATCGCTTACTCCTGAAGGCAAGTGGACAATGGATAACGGTCAAGATATCCATCTTATTATGACAGGTGGCGAGCCGCTACTTGCTTGGCAGCGGATGTATGTCGAGTTATTCGAACACCCACGTATGAAGGATTTAAAAAATGTCACATTTGAAACAAACACTACACAAGTATTACACGACGACCTCTACAACTATCTCAACGATAGTGACAGAATTACAGTCACATGGAGTTGTAGCCCTAAACTTAGCGTTAGTGGAGAATCTTGGGAAGACGCTATCAAACCTGATGTTGCTCTTAATTATTCCACTGTTGCTGGTAGTGACATTTATCTTAAATTTGTTGTTGCTGATCGTGCAGACATTGATGAGGCTGGGCGGGCTGTGCAAGCATATCGTAACGTCGGCGTCGAGTGTCCAGTATATTGTATGCCGCTTGGAGGACGCTCAGAAGAGTATGTCCTTAACGTTCAAGAGGTTGCGCAAGTCTGTATGGAAAAAGGATGGCGCTTTACCCCAAGGCTCCATATATCCCTATTCGGAAATGCATGGGGTACGTGATGCATACAAAAACGAACAACACGAAAAGGCTATGAAGGCTACTATAAATAAAGGTCCTATGGACCCAGAAGAGATGAGACAAAAAGGACTAATATGAATCACATTTTTACAAGCGAATCAGTAAGTGACGGACACCCAGATAAGGTAGCAGATCAAATATCTGATGCGCTTGTTGATGCTGGATTAGCCGCTGGCGATACAACAACAAGAGTAGCAGTTGAAACACTAGTAACTACCAATATAGTTACTCTAGCAGGCGAAGTTAAGAACTTTAATGTAACTAGAGATGAAGTAGAAAAAATTGTTCGAAACAAAGTTAAAG